GGCCAACAGAAGCATATAGCTTTCTTTGGCTTCCTGCAACGCAAGATCGTGTAGCACTTGGCCTATCGCGCGCTGTCCTTCCCTGAAATGCAAAGCATTTGGACAGAAGGCCATGTTGGCGACCGGACGATAAAGGCCGGACAAATCGTGCATGATGTATGAGTAAAGCTTTCTGCCTTTCTTCGTTGAAAGCATATCGCGCAGCGCTTCGGCACGCTCTTTTTCAGCAAGCTTAATGCTCTTTCTGACTTCTCGCTGCGCTACCGGATCGGTCAAATCCGGCACACCTTCGGGCCGGGTTTCTTCGATCTCCGCGTCTTCTGTGTCAGACATTGGGTTTTGCCTTGACGCCAAAAATCTGCGTCGTCCCTTCGGGCGGTGCGCCGGGGATGGCTTCGATTACCGGAACGGCTTTCAAGGTGCCGTGGGGCAGCGTTGCCGCGTGCTGTTCGGCGTCCTCTTTGGTGCGAAACACCATGGCCGCGTGCGCTTTTTGCGCCCACCCAAACGGCGACAGATACTTGCCTTGAGCATTGACGATTGCGTGCGGCATTACATTCCCCCGTTCAACATCATTTGAAGCGCGTTCTGCCCGCCACCAACATTGGTGTCAGATAGAACCTTTGCGCCGCCGACAGCGGCTTGCATGTCCTGTTCCATCTTCTGTTGCTGCTGCGCCTGCGCGCGAGCTTGGCGTATCTGGTCACGCTGCGTCTTGCTGGTCAGGATGCGCGGAGAGACACGAAGCAGCGAAGCGTATTCTTCCATGGTCGCATCTGCATTGAGGTTGTCGAGAACGTCAGGCAGCGCGCCGCCGATGTTGCCTGCGAAACCCCACAGCCGTTCAATCGCGGTTGTTGCTGTTGCCCGCTGCAAATCCGCCAAAAGACTGATATACTCAATCTTGAGATCGGCACGCTGCATGATTTCCGGCATTTGCGGAAACATATTGGTGCGCCACATGATATTGAAGATGCGCTTAATGTCCGCTGCCAAACCTTCGCGCTGTAGGCGATCCATGGCCGGGCCAAGCATGACGAGCTTTTCTTCGCGGCGCGCGTCAATCTCTGTTGCCGTGCGGACGGTATCAAGCTGCGAGATCATAAGGAATAGGTCATTGAAGAACACATCTTTGATGCGCGCTTCGACTTTCGTAATGTCCTCTTTAAGCTCGCCGATTGGCATGTTGGTTGTGAAAGCGGGCTTGAAGCCTACGCCGCCTGTCAAGGTCGGAACGTAGGTTACTGCGCCGGGCAGCAACGACGCAGGCTGGTTCTTCATTGTGGCGTCCGCGATCATTGGCGGGTTCACAATTTTGTCGATACCTTGTGCCTTGCGCTTTTCTTGCTGCTGTAGCTGCTTAATGTCGCCGAGCGCATCCATGCCGGGGGAACGGCCATACGCATCGTTGCCGATCACGTCCCATCGCGGGCACGAGAAAGGCTGGTCCAAGTATCCCGTTGCGCGGAGAAAGCCCGCGATCTGCGTGCTGCCGTATTCCCAATAATACTCGCGGACGCGAAAATGCTTGGGAACGCCAACAGCGCCGGGGCCTGTGGGGTTTGGCGTGTATTCCGGGTTTGGCTCTATGGCGTGGCCGATCTCAATTTCTGTCTCTGCGCCAGCGCCATTCGATTGTTGCACAGTATTCCAAATGTTGCGCACCGTAGGGCTGGCGTTCTCAATTCCAAATTCGTCAACGATCTGCTGCACCGTCATAGTGAATTTGCGATACAGCGTATTCACGTCGAAATTTGGACCAACAGCGCAGTAGTATTCGCCTGCTGCCGGGTTGAAGCAGCGTATCGCGGTGTCGCGGTCGGCATAGATAATGAGCGGCGCGGTGCCAAAGACAACGAGATCGAGATATTGGACAGCCTTAGCGCCGTAGTAGTTTGAGCCTGCCATGACGCGAAGCATCCGGCGCGTGGCTTCCTCAAGCCAAATCTGCACGTCGGCGTCACGCGCAATGTTGTCGTTGCCTTCGGCCAGCGACAGGCGGAACCAGGGCCGGGACGGCGAGGTAGTGCCAGACATGATGCCTGCCGCCGCATTGCGCGCGGCGGTCGTGCCCGTGCTGTTGATGATCTTCTGGTTGATCTGCGAGCCTTTGTTCCATTGGTTCGCTGTGACCAGCCAGCGATACCGGCGCGGCAGAATGTAATCTGCCAAATCCCGCCAATGCTGCCACCACGAATAGCGCGCCTGCTCTAGCTCGGTAAGCCGAGCGTCCACATGCTTGCGGAGCCGGGCGGCTTTATCCTGGCCGAGCTTTGGTGGCGGTTTCCCGCCGTCTTCGCGGGCCGGGCCGTCGGGCGGGAGCATGGCCATTCTTACAATCCTAGCAGGCTGCGTGTTGGCGTTTGATCTTCGAGGAACCGGATACCTTGCGATCCTGTCAGATTGGTATTGTTCATGCCCTGCGAAGCGCCGAGCGCGGCTGCGCCAGCGGTGGCATTACCGGCCTGGGGGCTGCTGGCCGCTGCGCTGCCGGGGGTGGTTGACGGGCTGGCCTGGGGTGTGGCCGGGGGCATGACGGCTGGCGGCAGGGCGGCGGCAGCGGTCGCGGCGGTCGCGGCTGGCGTGACGGTCGCGGCGGCAGGCATGGCCGGGATCGTAGGCATTTTTGGTTTTGGCATTTTTGGGATAAGCCGAGCCGTGTTAAACCCCATAATAAGCCCCTATATGTAGTGGTTTATGCGAGCAAGCACACACAACGGCTGGTTGTCAAGACAAAAAAGCCCCGCTCGCCTGAGGCGTGCGGGGCAGTTTGGGAGGAAAGGAAGGCGCCACATAAACGCTCCGGCCTGCAAGCAAGGAGCAAGGCAGCACCCTAAGCGAAAGGATCGTAGTCTGTCAAGGCCATTGGTGGCCCGCCGTTGTGGCCGAGCATGTTTGGCCCGCCGCCCTGGCCGCTCAAGACTTTCTGGACAGGGTAGGCGAAGGTTAGGCACAGCGCGTCGGCTTCATCCGGTGACGGTATTTGATGCTGGCGCAGCATTACCTCTTTGCTCACAAGCTGTATCTCGTTGTCGTTTTTGTAGCCATAGAGCGCGGCGGTAAGCTCCTTCTGCAATTCATCCCTATTCGGTATGGCGATCTTTGGAAGCATCTCTTTCATGGTGCCCCACATCTCGCTTCGCTTATTGGTGTATCGTGCAGGATTGGCGTCAAGCTCCACGCGGTCACTCTTGGCCCCGAATTGCACGCCGCGCACATTCGGTATGTTCCACGACTTGCAGAGATCGACGACGCCGCCGCCTACACCGCCCTCGTCAATAAAAATGGCGTCGAATTTGTATAGCTCATTCATCGCTCTGATCTCTTGAGCGATCTCCACCACGTCAGCGCCAGACTTGTAGCGCCATGGGATTGTCCTAGCATCGCGGCCTTTGCGTGGCGCCAGCACAGATTTACCCGTGCCAAACCGCGCAACGTCCACGCCGAGAATAAGAGGATCGGATAGATGCGCAACCGCCTCGTTTCTGCGCGCTATTTCAACCGCATCTGGCGAGATAAACTGCGTGTCGGCTACGCGGGGGAACAGGCCGCGTATCGTCCAGCGAACATAGTCGCTGTCTTCGCCGTGCAAATCGACAAGCTCTTTAAGCTCTTGCTTGTCGGTGATCTGCACGTTGCGGCTGTCAATGCTTCGCGTCACCCATCGAGAGTTTGGACCAAACGCTTCTCGGAACCTACCGATACCGCGTGTCGGGTTTCCGTAGGCAAGCCAAGCAACCTCTGTGTCGGCGTCAGAAAAAGCGCCGTCGGTTGCGTCGAATATCGGGTCTTTGATCTGGCTTGCTTCGTCGAACAATACGCCGAGCCTCTTGCCTAGATTGTGCAAGCCTTGGAACGCTTCGGGGTTGCTCTCGTTCCAGGGTATAGCGTCCAAACGCCACGCTTTCTGCGCCGCTGGATCGGGGTCTTTTTTGTAAATGGACGTAGCGGTAAAGGTGAACCAATGGCTGCATATCAGCATCCTAAACCATTTGGCGATCTCAGGCATTGTCTTCGTGCGTAGCTGTGGCTCTGTGCCCGCCGTCAAGACAACCTTCGTGTCTGGAAAGGTGCAAAGCAGATATAGCGCAACCCAGGACACAAGCGCCGACTTGCCGATACCTTTGCCGGATGCCACGGCTCTGCGTGTCTTTCGGTTGCCTGTGCTCAAGGCTAGGCCAAGCTCAATAAGCTCCTGGGCTTGCCACGGTTGCGGGCCTTGCTTGTCCGCGAGGGGCGTTCCTGGCACTCCCCACGGAAAAGCAAACAGCACAAATCCTAGTGGATCGTAGCGTCGTGCGCCGATCTGCGCACGAAGCTCCTTTTCCAAATCTGCTTCGCGGCTCACGGCCTACACGTCCGTCGTAGCGCAAGCGGTGGGCCAGGACGTTTTCGCCCACCTATCGCGGTGCGGTTTGCCTGGGCGCCAATTCCGAATGTAGTAATCCCAAGCGCCTTCTTCTGTCGTCGCCAAGCCGAGGGATCGAGGGTCAAGACGAAGCGTGAGCCGCGCGATCACACACGCGATCATGTCGTTGTAGGCCATCATAAGGTGCAGCTTGCCCGGCTCACACGGCAGAACAAGCATGTCGCACATTACCTTGAGCGCCGTCTTCTGCCGCTGGAACACGTCAACGACGCCGATCTTCTCAAACTGCCAGAAGCTTCGCGCCGGGCCTGCTTCCATAGGCCCTTGGATGCGCGCCGACAAATTGCTTTCCTGCAACGCAATAGCGAGCAATAGGTTCTCCGCGTATTCGTTGTAAGGAATTTCAACATAGCGATCCATTAGCTCAAGCGTCGGCTTGATAATGGTGTCGTTGAAAACGCTTGGTCGCATGTCAATCTCCTAGCCCGAGCATTTCTCTTAGCTCGTCGTTGTCTTGGGGTTGAGGTTTTTCGTCTTGCTCGTCTTCGTCCACGATTGCTTCAACAAACGTGGCGTCTTCTCCGTCGCCCTGCTGCGTGAGCATCGGCTTTGTGCCTGTGCGCTTAAACGCCGCGTCTAGCGCCTGGGCGAGCGGTTCATTCACTGTCAATTCGAGTTTGTCGTTGAAGATGCCAAGGTGCCGCCCGAGAGCGGTAAGCGCGCCAAGCTTTGATGCAAGCTTGACCTCTTGGATTTCAACCGGCACCATCTTCCCTTCGCTGTCGGCTTCAACAATGCGCCGCGTCTTGATGCCTTCGATCATTGCTGCATCGTCGGCACCGTAATCTGTCGGCGCACGCAGGCTTCCGTCAGGATTGAATAAGACACGAGGATCGCCCAAGCCAATACGCGCAAGCTCCATCACGATCCTGTCGCCGCTGATCCCGACGCGCTTGCTGCGTTCTGCCATGGCGCGAGCGATGGCAATAGACACCAAGCCTTTCTTTGATTTCCTCGGGCCTACCTTGTCGGCATTGGCCGGGTTTCCGCCTGCTCGTATCCAAGCCGCCGTCGCATTGAGATCAATGAGGTATTCTTTGACGAATAGCTCGTCTTGCGCTGTCAAAACCTCCGGCGTCTTGCGGCTCAACATTTCTTCAATGTTGCCTCTGACAAAGGGCGAGGCCGCGATCTCTCTCCCTTTGCTGCCTGCCTCTTTGTCAAGATTGCTCATGTTACTCTCCTGGCCACGCTTGGCCTGCGTGGAGCAGCGCCAGCTTGGCCCGCTCCATTTGCCACAAAACCTCTGCTCCGTCCGCCGTGCTGCTGCTGAAATAGTAGCTGCCGTCTTTTTGCCTTCCTATGACAACAACCCTGTCTAAGTCTTCGGCCAATGCGGCGTTGAGCACACGTTCTGGCGGTATGTCTAGCCGCGTGACGACCGGCAGAACAACCACGTTGTCTTGGGTCACGGCTTACTATCCTCCTTGAACAAAGCTTCGATGGCGTCAAGCGCAACATCGAGATCGCGTGGGCCTTTAAGCCCTTCCGCTTCAACAGTCTTCAAGATTTCTGCCAAAGCTTCGCGGCGAGTTTCCTCCGGCTCCGGCGTTTCATCGGCGTTTGTCATTGTGTCGCTTCCCCTTCCGCCTGCTTCGTGTGCTGCATGAGAATGTCAACCAGCATCTTGCGCCCCTGCGCGTTGGTCGCGTTGTCCTCAATGAACGGTAGCGCACGCCGAAGCTGCGATAGGAAGCCCTGCACCGTGTCTTCTGCCTTGTCTGCCGCCTGTGTCGCGGTGCGCGCTGTGATAGCTTGCGCTGCCTGCCGCGCTTCCCGCCTGTCAATCGCAAGCTGATCCGGCGTGCTGTCGATCCTGGCCTGGATAGACTGCTTGACACGAGTAAGCGGCAAATTGACCGGGGCCAGCAGAACGTCGTGCGATCTGCTCTCTGCGTGCAAAAATAGCATAAAGGGCAAATACTGTGGCCCAAGCATCCTCATTCCCCGGTTCATGGCATTGAGCATGTCGCTTTCAAATTCATTCCAGCGACTTTGTGCAAGCGTGTTCATGTGTTCTCCTGTTCCGGTTTGCCCAAATAGGATAACTTGGGCTATATGGTTTTAACGTAGGAGACAGAATTGCACAATAGTTTAATTTGGATAGGGGCTAACGTATTGGAAAAATTGAACAATTTGTGCGAGAGGGTAGGGTTGGAGCACGCACGGGGGTGTCGGCGGCCCCACCCCCTCGCGCCTGCGCGCACGCGCGCTCGCGCCCGCACAGATCAAGGCACGCGCACGCACTAACTAAGGCCAGCGAGAGGGCCGATAGGCAAAAAGCTAGACACGGATAATACTTATTATGGAAAGGGCCTAGCCAAGCCCTTGTTTTTGCTTGTTTTCTTTCTGCGCTTGGCGTGGCGTGGTGGCGTGGTGGCACGCTGCAAGCCCGCAATCTGGCGTGGTGACAAGGTGGCAAGGTGGCGTGGCGTGGTGGCGTGGCATGGTGACAAGGTGACAGATAGGCCGCGCCATGATCCTGAGCTTGCAGGAAGCCCCCTTAACGTGAAGGGCGAGGGGTGGCGCGCGCCAATGGTCGCCACACTATGCAAGCCCCTCTCTAGCCCATTGCGTGCTACTAGCCCAAAGCGTGCTAGGCTTGCACCA